ATAATGTGTTATCACTTGGAAATGATTTGGCGGCTATTGAAATTTCTTGTTTACCTCCGGGAAAGGACATAACAGAATATTTTGCCACTAAATCCTTCGCAGGTATATGGAATGGATTATTATTAACGAGATCACGTGATGGTTGCACTTCTATCAATTACTCCAAGAAAATATCTTTAAAAGATGCAAGTTGGATAGAAGATGTTAGAGGTAAACACTGGGAATATATCCCACAAACCAAGACCCAGAAAGGGGATTGTGGTGGCTTATTAATAGCCGAGACTACCACAGGTCATGTTATAGTTGGGATTCATTATGCTGGTATATCCACATCATTTCAAATACTCATGGCTAATCAATCAGCCGCTGTTCCTGTAACATGTGACTTAATTAAGGATATATCGATTAGATTTCTTAATCAATTTACTGCAGGAACTCCAGCTTTAGAATCTGAAACAGCTGAGGCTATTTTAGTGGATTTACACCATAAATCTCCAATCCGTTTCATTGAAAAGGGTTCATGTTCGGTATATGGATCTTTAGCTGGTTTTCGAGCAGCTCCGAAGAGTACTGTATGTCATTCTTTAATGTGTGACTACATGTTAAAGAAAGGTCATGTGCTTAAACATACCCAACCCTCTATGAAAGGATGGGAACCTAAGAGGAAAGCTTTAGTAGAAATTATGTCTATGGATCATAAATTTGATCCTAGTCTTCTTATGAGTATAGCGGATGATTGGTCTGCTAGTATTATTAAGGAACTTGGAGACGAGCTTAAAATTTTAGAAGTTTATGATGATTTTACAGCCGTCAATGGTGCAGCTGGAGTCACATATGTTGATAAACTTAATCGTAATACATCGATGGGTTTTCCGTGGAGAAAATCCAAGAAATACCATATGACCTCGATTCCCTCACGAGGGGGCAATACAGATGCTGTTGAAATGTCTAAAGAGGTGATGAAAAGGGTTTCTGATATTATTAGTAATTATCAAGAATCTCGCATGAATCATCCAGTTTTTACTGCTGCATTGAAAGATGAACCTGTCACTTTTGCTAAGGCTAAAGAACATGCTACACGCGTTTTTATGGGTGCTCCTGTTGACTGGAGTATCGTCGTGCGTAAGTATTATCTCTCATTTATCAAATTAGTCCAAAGTAATAGGACTACGTTTGAATGTGGGGCGGGAACAATTGTGCAATCAGATGAATGGCATAATTATAGACAATGGTTAACAGCTTTCGGTGAGAACAGAATTGTTGCTGGAGATTATAGTAAATTCGATAAAAGAATGAGCGCTGAAATAATTAAAGCAGCTTTCCATGTTATGCTCAATGTTATGAGAGCTTCTAATATGACTGAGGATGAGATCAAAGTAGCCGAAGGTATAGCCTTCGATACTGCCTATCCAATGGTGGATTATTTTGGGGATCTTATACAGTTCAATGGCTGTAACCCATCTGGACATCCTCTCACTGTCATTGTAAATAGTTTAGCTAATAGTATCTATATGAGGTACTGTTATTATATGCTTAATCCTAAACATGAAATCAAAACGTTTCAGGATTTTGTTCATCTAATGACATATGGTGATGATAATATTATGGGTGTATCTGAAAGTATACCTTGGTTTAATCATACTACGATAGCCAATATTCTTAATACATATGGTGTTAAATATACAATGGCAGAGAAAGAAGCTGAGAGTGTACCTTATATACACATCAATGATGCTTCTTTCCTTAAGAGAAAATGGGTTTTCTGTAAAGACATGCAAAGATTTCTATGTCCCCTTGATGAGGATTCAATAATTAAAAGTCTTATGATATGGATACCCTCAAAAACTATTTGTGCTGAGCAACAAAGTATAGCTATCATGAATAGTGCTGTTATGGAGTACTTTTTCTATGGGAAATGTATATTTGAAGAGAAGAGAAACTTCTTTTATCAGATGGTTCAAGATTTATCTCTTAATATATATTATGAAGGGAATGAATTCCCTACGTGGGAGCAACTTAAAGATCGATATATATTGGCCTCTAAGTCTTCTGCAAGTTCTGGGGGATCAGGACTTAACCAAACACTCCCTATTCAATGTAGTTTACTGTCGGATTTGTTTGCAGAAGTTAGTATGCAGAGCCGAAGCGTGGACATTGATGAATTTTTCCCACATGAGCGATCCTCGAAGTCATTATTTAATGATGTGCAGTTGGAACACAAAAAGATAACTTCATTCATGCATGAACAGATAAAAGTGCATGTCTCAAACAAATTATCTACTCAAAAAAATACAATGAAAGCAGAGAAAACTGCTCAAAAAACAATCGCGGAGACAACCGAACAAAACAAAACCAGACGTAATCTTAAACATAAGAATTATGTCTACGTGGATCTTAACGATTTACCAGATTCATTTACTCATTGTGATAATTGTGATAAAACATATGTAACACAAATAGATTGCCCCCGTTGCAATACTGTTAATACCAATATCTTGCCCAATTTTACTCAACATCATTCTAAAACAACTCGTAATCATTTTAAGTGTGTTTTGCAATCAGCTGAAGAAATTGTTGGAACAAGTGATTCTAAGCCTAATAATGATATTCAGACCCTTGTTCAATCAGTTGATGCTGAACGTGGTATGGTAGTATCATTTGATTCACCTTTGAATGAATTATCGGCCCATTTATTTTCCTCTGATGCTGAACTGACTAAGTTCCTCACCAGACCTGTATTAATTAAAAGTTACACATGGACTGAAGGAGGTGGTTTATCTGATTCATTTAATCCTTGGTATGAATATTTGAACCAGCCAATAATTAAGAATAAGATCCAAAACTATTATGCAGGCCGTATGAATTTACATCTTAAAATAATGATTAATGCATCGCCATTTTATTATGGAGCTGCATTAGTTGCTTATTGTCCTATGAGTATTGCAGATACAGCAAAATTAATTGGTGCCGATTCAACCTATGCTTCTGGTTTATCTCAAAGGCCACATGTGTGGGTATATCCTCAAACTTCTCAGGGAGGAGAGATGCATTTACCATTTCTATATAATCTGGACGCAGTAAATTTGACTGACGCTAATGATGTAAAGGGTATTGGACAGATCGATGTTAAATCAGTGACTGTATTGAAAAATGCTAACTCTGTATCAGCTGGTGGATGTTCATTGCGTATATATGCCTATGCATCAGATGTCCGGTTAGGAGGACCAACATATAGGGCAGCTTTACAAGCTGATGATGAATATGGAAAGGGTCCAGTTTCTGGAGTAGCCTCAGCAGTAGCCAATATATCGAGATCCTTACAAGATGTGCCTGTTATTGGTAGATTTGCTAAAGCCACAACTATTGGAGCGTCAGCAATTTCATCCATTGCAAGTATGTTTGGGTTTACAGACGTACCTGTTATAGAAGATGTGAAACCTTTCAAGATTTTACCGTACCATAGTTTAACTTCAGCTCATATTGGTGAACCAGTAACGAAATTATGTCTAGATCCTAAAAACGAGGTAACAATTGACAATTCAGTGATGGGTGTAGATACTGATGATGAATTAGCAATCAGTAATTTTGTCAACCGTTATTCATATATTGGTAACGCTACTTGGACGGCTGCTAATAGTGTTGATACATTATTATTCAGTACAAAGGTGCAGCCATGTATGTTTGTAATCAGTAGTACTGCTGCAGGACCGAATGGTAATACAGGGGTTCTTGGAACTCCTGTAGGGCATGTGGCACAATTATTTGAATTTTGGAGAGGTTCTATGACATTTAAGATTACTGCTATAGCATCGAAATTCCATAGAGGAAGATATGTTATAACTTGGGACCCTGTGGCTGATATTAGTGCCAATATATCATATGTAGGAACTTCTTTTACCAAAATTGTGGATATAGCTGAGGAATCAGAGATTGAAATAACTATTCCATATCAACAAATTTATCCATTTTGTACTAATCAATCATATTTAGATTCAACACCTTTCGCTTTTGGATCATATATTCACCATGTAAATGGATTAGATAATGGTATATTGACGGTTAGAGTTTTTACTCAACAAACTTCACCTGTAGCGACTGCAGATATTCAGCTTTTAGTAGCTGTTAAGGGTGGAGATGATTTGGAATTTGCTCTCCCTAGAGAAGTTTCTCGAAGACTATCACCTTTTGCCTATCAATCTGATGTGACTATGAATTCCCGTAGATCTATGCATATTACTAATGAGAAATGTGAGTCAGATGACACTCGTTATTTGGTAAGCTTTGGAGAGTCTGTGAGATCTCTGAGAACTTTATTAAGAAGAGCTACACTATATTCCGCTGATATTATACCATATCCAACTACAACTTCTACCTCATTATTGAATTATATTGGTGCAAGAGCGAATTTTCCTATTTCCCCAGGATTTGATCCTTCAGGAGTTCACTTTGCTAATAAAGCCATTTCTGGAACTGCTCCGTATAATTTTGTGAACTACACACCTTTATCATTTATTTCTCAATGTTTTACTGGGTGGAGAGGAAGTATTATTCATCATCTCAATATGAATAGTGGTGTCAGTGCTGATGGATATTTAGCTGCATCTTATAATTTAGGAACCAGAACGGCTGCAATTTGGAATGGATCCAACACAATTAGTAGCATTACTAATTCAGTTAGTCAAGCAACTGCTGCTTCTATAGCAAATTATAATCCTGGTAATTCAGGTACTGATATGACTACTGGATATGTTATGCCTTCAATATCAATATCAGTGCCTTTTAATACGCCAGCGAAATTTTGTGTTACTAACCCAAAGTATACTGTTTTAGGATCTGCCATTGATTTTTCTGATAGAATGGGAATCTCATTGCAATTTACTACAAGAGATGCTTCTTTAGCACAAATTGTTGATTATGTGCAAATCGGCACTGATTTTACGATGGGTTTCTTTGTAAATGTACCGTTATTATATCGGTGCAATACTACACCCACAGGGGCTCCTTAAGAGGCCTCTAATGACTTACGCTAGTCTTGAAAGCGTACTCCACTGTGAAGAGTTTAAATTCACACATCCTGTGCGGCAGGATGATGTATTTTTGTTATCAAAATGCATAATGACAACCGACAGTTTATACTTGTTTCTATCGAAAGGTAGCTAGCATCTTAGTTTTTGTAGTATATTCTGTTGAAGGATATATGAAATTTTCCTAAGTCATGTTAGTCGTAAATTTGTTTAGGCTATCGG